TGCTCGTTACCTACATAAGTTGATAAGTCCATTGGACGATATTTTTCTACCCATAAACTATGAGACATTAATCAACATCCTGCATAGCTACAATAAAATATGTAGAATCATAATCATCAATTTTAAAATTCACCTTAGCCAATCCTTCAGTTGAAACTTCTAATACTGCTGATGAACACTCACGATTTGCAACCAATACTTCTTTAAAAAGATTAGCGTTGAATGTTATTGGTGTATCAACATCACAAGAGGTAGATTCAACAGGAATGTTAACTCTATTTGTATTCGTTGATGAATAACCAATCACAACCTCACAACCATTATCTGTTTTAACAACAGTAAATGTATCCACACCACTTAATGCGCCTTTACCTTTGATAAAAGTATCAATAAAACTTCTGTCAAGTTTAATTTTAGTTCCAAACTCTGGAAGTCTTTTCATTTGTGGTGGGTCAGATATAACTGATAAATCACTTAAAACATAATCCACAGACACAGGCCCATTCTTAACTTTAAGTGAAACAGCTTTATCACCAAATTTTGTTAAGTCTAATGAAACATCATCACCTAACACATTTATCAAACTTTTTAATTGGTCGGTTTGATATACACCAATTTCAGCTTCATCAAATGGAAATTTATCTACTTTCACATTACCTAATAAAGATTTATCAGGTGTCACAAATGATGTTGATATTGAATCACCACTTGATTTCCACTTTACTGAATTAACATTTCCACCTAAATTGTATTTGGAAATGAATTTATCTAACTTACTTTTTTGCATCTTGTTTTCTCCTATTAAGATTTATCGTTTATAATATAGTAATTTTTTAGTATATAAGTCAAGCTTTTTTTAAAAGAATCTTTCTAATGTATTTGCTTTATCAACCGGCATATCCCATTTCAATGCTTCGTAAAACATTCTAATCTTTTTTTCTAATGCTCTTGTGAATAATTTATCGTAATCTATATTTTGTTCAATGAACTCCATAATCTTTGGTGGGTCATCATAACCTTTGAAACCAATTTGTTTGATATTCATTGTATTTGGTTTTAAATACACCCATTTAATTTTTTCTGATGATTTAATCTGTTCAAAGTTATTCAATCCCCAATATCTCAACAAGTCATTATATATCCAAGCAGACTTAACATGTACAGGCGTTCCCTTTTTCATATTAGTAAACACAGCATCTTTTGGTGTTAAATCTTTAAACTTTTTTAATTTCTTAACACCTGTTGGTAAAGCAATATCCATTATATCTGATGTTTTCATTTTTTTCTTGAACTTCATTATTTTCTCATCAATCACATCTTTATCCACATCACCCAATATATCTTTCAATACTTGTGTCATCAATTCTCTCATCGCAGGTGGGAATGAACTTCTGACAATATCCAAGCCTTTTACATCCAACTTATCACAAGTCAAACCACCATCGTTAATAATCCATTGTCCGTATCTTTTTTTAGTTACCCAAAACGCTGACTTAGCCACACACTCTTGTTTAATATCAAATCTGTGTTCGTCACAATTTAGAAACTTTTTAGCGAACAAATTGTAAGATTCATTAATATAATCTTGAACAACCTTCGCTGTTTCTAATATCTTCTCCGTCATGAACTTATCATCTGTTAAGTCAGCGTTTGGGAAATCTTTTTTAACCAATGGAATAGCTGAATAAAATACTGAATCCGTATCGGTGTAAATACAATAATCTTCTTTGTCTCCAAGTTTATTATTGTAATAACTATTGGCTATTGTTTCTGTAAATTTAATCAACTCTTGCCCAGTCACAGTTGTAGCTTCTGCATTGTCAATATCATAGAATCTAAATACAGGTAATCCCAATACACCATAGAGTGAATTTAGTACAATCTTTTGTACATGCTGTCTTCTTTTGAAATATCCGTGTTTTTCATCATCACCCTCTTCACCATATTTCTTCATCAATCTTTTATACTCAACTCTTTCATCAAACCACTTGGATAACAAGGATGGAATCAAACCTTTCTTATCATTACGATACAGAATACCATTTGAAGATATGGATACTTTATTTTTTTCAAACATTTGTTTTAATTCTTCATTATTCATATGTCCTTGAGTTTTACCATTCTTTTCTAATGAATAAGTTTTACTTACACCTTTGATAAAATCTTTAGCATCCCAACCATTCACTTTTCCTATCTTCATCTCAGGTGAAATATTTAATGACATAATAACTGAAGGATACATAGAGGTTAAATCTAAATCAAATACCCAATTGTATTTACCCGGTTTAGGTTCTTTAACATAAGCGCCTGTAAATTTATCATCGCTACCACGATTCATTTTATCTCTTGCATCTAAATCTTTGTTCGGTGCAACCACTCCAATGTTTTTTAAATAAACTAATATCGCACCCTCTAAATATCTACTTGAATGATACACATCTTCGTATGGAACTCTACCTACATGACATATACCACGAGCTAACTCGATAAACTTTAACTTGTCATCAAGTTTCTTAACAATGATAACATCGTTTAAGTTATATTCAATATACTTGTCAATGTCTGTTTCATATAAATCTTGTAGTGTTCCATCAAATTCTATCTTACCAAGTCCAACCTCTAATTGTCCAATGTAATCTAAACGATATGATGATTGTTGTGTATAGGTAAAAAGTCTATATAAATGTAAATAATCTAAACACGAAACACCAGCAATTTTATATTTTCTTTTATGTTCTGAATAAAACACTTCACCGATTGGTGAAAGAGAATTAGCAAATTGTTGTCCTAAAACTCTTGTGGTTCTATTGTATAAATAAGGAATATCAAATCCATCAATGTTCCAACCACTTAATATTGTTGGATTAATTTCAAGATACTTTTGATAAAATCTTTGTAGTAATTCTTCTTCTGATTGAAAGGATTCAACCACATCTGTATTAGGAACATTACCTAAAACAAAACAATGATAAGAGTCCATTGTTTTGTCATAGAGGGCGATAGCTGTAATCTTATTCTCAGCTCTTTGTGGGTCTGGAAAACCATCCGTCACCTCACATTCAATATCAAAGTAAACTTCACGATGTCCAACTGATGGCTCTTCTGAATCAGTATACATATCAACCAATGTTCTGGTTTCAATCGGAATATCTGATTCAAATACTCTTCCATTCTGTAAATCATCACCAGTCCAAAAGTTTACTTTTTTTAACTTATCACCATACAAAGAACGATAAGTTCCACTTTGTGATTTTAGGTACGCGTATGGTTTGTATTGAAACTTTTGATAGCCTGTCTTATCATCCCAAAGATGAATTTCATTAGAACTTTTAGTTCTTTTAACATAAATGTTTTGATACAATTATAACCTCTTTTTATATATAACATAATATACGAAATATTTTATTAAGATCCAAATACTTTTTTCTTTCCACCATGATATTCATAAGCGTGTCCGTTTTCTTTCAATAATTCATTTACTGATTTCTCATGTCCTTTTACAAATAATTCACCTAAAACTCTACCATATTTACCTTTACCATGTGATATGATTGAGAATTTACCTTCATCTGAATTTTCTAATAAATCTTTTACATATTCCTTTGCAGCCAAACCTTTTTTCTTTTCTTCAAGGTCTCTTGTTCTTGATTCCCAAGTATCTACACCATAGAATCTAATTCTTTCTTTTACCCAAACATTGAATCCTAAATCAATCATAGCATCTGCTGTATCACCATCAACTACTCTGACTAACTTACAACTATATCCGTGTTTTTTAACTTGTTTTCCCATTATTTTTCTCCGATAATTGTTTAATAATTCTTTGTTTATCTAAATCTAATTTCTGCAATAATCTATGCCTTGTTTTTAAAGCTTCATGTTCAATTAACAACTTTTCATACTTAGCTCTTAATTTTACACAATCAATTGTTTTAGAAAAGAATTGTGATTTATCTAATTTACTCAATCTTTCTTTTGTATTTAATGCTGGAAAATTTTCTTCTAACCATTCAACTGATTGTGTGAATGTTGTTCCAAGTATTTCACTAACTAATTGTATCACATCAAGGATATTTAATATACCATCTTGATTCATATCACCAGTCAATGATTCCTCTTCTGTTGGTGTCTGCCCTAAAACAAAATTAATTAGTGTTATAACATCTGTAACATTTAGATTACCATCAAAGTTTACATCACCATATAACTCTACTTCAAACTCATCTTCAGGTTCACCAATGTATCCAAAGAACCAATCTAGTCTACTATGTATCTTAGAATACACTCCAGGATAACCAGCTTCAGCACAACCATATCCCCAACTAACAATGCCGATTAACTCATACTCTCCATCAGAATTTGTCATAATCAACGGCCCTCCTGAATCACCTTGACAAGAATCATAACCACCACCATCATATCCGGCACAAACCATGTGATTTGTTATATCTGAATTAGAATAATTACCACAACTATCGTCAATAGGAACATCCACTTCAAGTAAAATACTTGAACCCCAACCACCCGATTGAGTTGCCCCCCAACCCATTGTTGTGGCTATGACAGGTTCTTCATCATGTGAAGTATCTGTACAAAGTTTTATGGGTTCAAAGTTTGTAACTGGTTGAGACAAATGTAATAATGCATAATCATTATTTAATGACCATCCACTATATTGTGGATGCACTATTACTTGGTCTACATTTCTTGTTATAGAACCAGCAGTTCCATTTACATTATGTAATCCAATCTTAACTTGTAATCCATTATTATTACCTTGAACACAATGTGCAGCTGTGATAACCCAATCTTCTCTAACCAATGAACCACCACAAAAATGTCCACCTTGTTGTAATGAAACCATAAAATCATATTTACAATTTGGACAAGCTGGATTGACCTCTTCACCACCCACAATGAATGGCTCTGGTAGTTCACCTGGAGCTATTGTGTGTAAATCTGTTGACTTTATTGCCATCTCTTGTTGCACTAAATTAGATTCACAACTGTAAAATATAACTCCAATCAACGCTATAAAGGCTATAATCTGTACAACCCTTGTTAAAATTTTTCTATTCATCTTACTTCTCCTCTAAAATATCTTTAAACCATTCTTTGGCAAACTGTGGATTTTGTTTTATTGTTTGTTCTGTGATTAAGTCTTTCAATTTTGTCGTTGACCAACCATGTGAACGAGTTGTATATATTATTTTTGGTGGTAAATCACTACCTGTAAACTCTTTCATTCCAATGTAATCTTCACCCAGTATTCTTATGTCAGGTTTAAAAAATTTAATTAATTCATATAGTTCTTCCTCTGTTTGATAAGTGTAAACCTCATCAATATATTTAATTGACATTAAAGCTTTGTATCTATCATATACAGGCACGACAGGTTTATATTTACTTTTTCTATGTAGTGATGGGTCTTTTTGTAAAAAGACTATAAATTTATCACAATGTTGTTTAGCATCCTTAAAACAATTTATATAACCAGGATGTAATAAATCAAAATTACCTGCTGTAAATCCCAATAATTCTTTTTTGTATTCTTTACTCATTTTTACCTCCATTAATTAACCAAGATGATGATTGAATTTTACCACCACCTACACCCCACAACATCGTAACATCAAGCTTTCTACAAGTATCCATTTCAGGAGTGTTACCCTTTGTTCTATCACCACCATTGGCGAAATAGATTTCATAATCATTCCTCCCAGTTGGATTCTTCCCCTCCCAATCATGATTAAACATTCCACCATTGTATGTAGTTCTGACTTGATGTATTAAAGAACAGGCCGTGTCATCTTTATCATCAAATTTAACAACTGAACTTATGTATTTAATACCCTCTAAGATTTCTTTTCTTTCGTAGAACTTCATGAATGGTTTACCTTTTTTACGAGTTAACCATTCATCTGAATTTAATCCTACAATTACTTGATGTCCTAAATTAGCAGCTTCTCTGAACATTCTCATATGTCCTTTGTGTATTGGGTCGAAACCACCACTTAAAATTATTACTGATTTTTTCCAATCAATATTATTAAAGTTACTCATTTGTCTCCTTAAACTATTTCACAAACACCACCAGCACAAGCCACTTCACCTTTTAAATCTGTGTTGTCTTGCTCTTCTGTTATTCGTGCTAAATTTATGTTTTTTAATGTTTCTACCATTTTATCATAAGTTGCTTCTTCACAATCTTCAAATGGTGCTTGTTTGTAAGTTCCACCATCATAAGGTAGAATACTTAATCCGTTGTAAGCTGTTTGGTTTTTCCACATCCATTTACCAATGTCTTCCCACTCATGTTCTTTAACCGATATTGTGGCTGATACATTGTGTGTATTCATTCCACTACGATGTCCTTTCTTAACATAATTCTCACTAATGAATTTCACCCTCTCCAATAATTGAAATGCTGATTCAGTTCTTAGTGTAGCTCCCTCAGGTGCTTTTTGTGGAACTGATATAACAGCAGTATCGTGTGGTCTAAAATATTCATCTTCAACCAATTCAGGATGGTTTCTCATTAAGTATCCATAAATGGCTTCATTCTTACCAACTCTGATTCTTCTAATATAGAAATCATTATGCCATGCGTGAATACCACTTGATGTTCCTAATGTTAATGATGTTGTACCTGCTGGTTTCACAGTTGTGCATCTTGCAGCTGAATTAATTCCTAATAAATCTGCAACTCTTTTGTTTTCTTCTTTCACCACATTTGCAGCTTCTGTTACATTTAAGTCATCTAATTTATTGGAAGCTATACCAGTCATTGATACTCCAATCAATGCATCTTTCTCCGTAGTTCTTTGCCATACCGGACGTAAATAATGAAAGTCTGTATAACCAGCTTGAAGTGTTCCAATAAATGCTGCAGCTTTCACTCTATTGTTTAAATCCTCTTGAGATTCAACATTTGATACATTGACTTCTGTCAAATTACAAAATTGATATGGCCTTAATGCTATTTCACAACAAGGATTAGTCCCCCAATCCTTATCATTAGTTAAATAAATACCTGGCTCCCCACTACCACTCGCTTTAATTTTTTCCCACAATTCAAAGAAAAACTCCTCTGTAATTTTAGAACGAACCAAAGCAGCTGAATTGTTTGCTCTACCTCTTTGTGGATTTGTTTCCCACCAATTTCCATACTTGGATGAAATCATTGAATCATCATCTGCTGAAAATAATGAAATCAGAGCTGCTCTTCTTATTCCACCAGCCAAGACTGCGTCAGCTATGTGACATACAATATCGTGAACTTCTAATGTAGTGAGTTTATCACCATTATCTTTTGTTTCCAATATACCATTTATCTTAACTAAACACTCTCTCAATGGTTGTGGACCTGGTGCTTTACCACCACTTGTGACTAATTCAGAACCTTTAGCTCTTATGTCTGAAAAGTCAAAATGAATGTGAGAACCACCATAAAAATAAGATTTCATTAATACTTTAACAGCATCAGCCCAACCCTCAATAGAATCACTAATCAAGTATCTTCTTCTTCTTTTAAAGTTTGGTAAATGTATTTCAGGTAGTTGTTCTACATGATGTTGTTGAACTGAGTACCCTACACCAGTTCCACCCAATAATAAAAACATCACTTCGGAAAATGACTGCCAGTTATCAATTGGTAGATAAGCACAATTATAAACTCTATTAGGTGATATTTCAATTGGTTTACCAGCAAACTGCATACTCCTCATTGATGGTAATACTTTCTTATCTGACACCATTTTATAAGCTTTTTCTATTTGTGATTTTAATTCTGGATATTTCTTGATATGCATTTTTTTGTTTCTATCCACCAATTCTTTCCATGTTTCTCTTCTTTTCTTTTCAGGTATGTATCTCGCGTATTTCATATACACAGTGATGTCCGACAATATTTTTGTTGAAATATCCATTTCCTCTATCCCCTCTAATTTTTGTGATTTAAATTATAACCCTTTGGTTAGGTATTTATAAATATCACTTTAATAATTTCTTTTTGATTTTTTTATTCAAATAATAAACATAAATGTTTTTTGGTTTAACTTTAACTTGATAAACATCTTTGTCTCCAGCTAAATACCTTCTTTTTAATGTTCTACCAAAAGTTCTCTTACTTTGATTCAATGAACGATTGTGTCTCAACACCCCATCAACCATTAATTTAGTTCCACCACCAGTTTGTCCATAGAAATGAAAGTTACTAGCTTTATAAATTATGCCCTCATGTCCTTCTTCTAAATCAGCAAATGAAACAATAACCTCTATGTTTGTGTTTTGTTTAATCCATTTGTGACATTGTGAAATAAAATAACTTTCTGTATTTTTTGGTGTATCATCAATACAAACTAATCGTCTCAACTCCCAGCATCTATCAGGATTTATCGGATTATACTTTTTAGCAGTAGATGGCATTGATGGATAACAATACATAGCAGCTCCAATCATTTCTTTATCAAAACCAAACTTACCCTCACGAAACATAGCAAAACATTGTATATGTTGCACTCCATTCGTGCTATGAGAGTAATGATGTTTTTCAATAAACTTGGATATGATTTTTCGCTCTACAGGTTCTACTATGAAATCAGTTACTTTCAATATACTCCACATCATGTGAAAATACCCAATAATCATCCGACACTAAAATGTGTGTCGGATAATCTTTATTCCAATAATCACTCATTCATTAAATCCTCATATCTATTGGATAACATTTTTTTCATCAAATTATCTCTGTTATCTATTTTATTTTGTTGTTCTTTACCACCAACAGAATTACCCTCATATATTTCCATTTTACCAGTGTTGGTATTTACCTTTGCTGGGAATGTCATACCATCAGGACCAAATCTGTTTTTAATCACATGGAATCTACCCGTGTTACCTATCTTATCTTCTACTTTTCTACTTAATGACATTACAAAATCTGCTGTCATTATTTTTTGATATGATTCTGAAACCTTAGTGGCTTCAATCACATCTTCATCCAAAGCACTTCTATTAGCTTGTGAGGCCGTCCAAACAGGTATTTGAAATTCACCAGCCAATCCTCTCAAGTCTTCATAGATGTTACCAAGTGCGTGTCTTACTTCTCTTGAATTACCTGTGTCTTTCAGTATATCAGCGTAATCCACAACCACCATATCCACTTCAGTTCCTAATGTTGTGATTCGTTTCAGATGAGCTGATAAAGTATTCACACTAGCAGACTTGGTTGGATAATACTTAATAACCAAATCACCTTTTAATTTATCCATTTCTGTTTGTACATCATCTTTATGATATTTAAGATTTTGATTTGCAATACCTGTAAAGATACTATCATATCTTAAACCAACATATGATTCATTTAACTCAAGTGAATAGTGAACTATGTGTTTTCCTCGTTTCATAGCATTAGCACCAATGGCAGCCAGCACCCAAGTTTTACCAACACCAGCAGGTGCAACAATCACTCCGAGTTCTCCACCACCTAATCCACCTTGAGTCAAGTCATCAATCACTTCCCAACCAGTTTCAACCGTTGAACGAGCTGTTTCTGAATACCTATCTTCAATGTGTTGAATGTATTCGTGTCCTATGTTTCTTTCCGTCCCTGCATTTAAAGCGTCATCTACTAATCTTTTAATTTGTTCAAAGTCACCTTTGGATTCCATAATTTCAACCGATTGAACAATAGCACTTTTCAATGTTTGGTTTTTAAAAAAGTCCAATGCTTTATCTTCAATGAAATCTAAATCAGGTGATTCCAAATGTCTAAACACTTCTTTTAAGTTTTCAACAATCGATAACTTCAATACATCGTTTTCTACTTCTTGTGTTTTTACCTTGAATACATCAAGTGTAATACATTTTCTATATTCATCATAATATTTTTTACATTCCTTTACAATCCATTTTAAACTATCACTATCATAATGTTTTTCATCTAATATATCATGTATTTGTTCAAGAAATGTTTGATTTTTCATTAAACCAGCAATCGATTTTACTTGAAATGTATGTCCAAAATCTGTTAATTTATCCATTCAATCCTCTAAATCTATCCAACCTTACAAACTCCATAATCCAACTATCAAAATTTTTTATGTTTGATTGTAATTTATCTTTTATAAACATTGTTTGAAATTTATACTTAATTAATTGTGGAACATCACCATTCACAGCACCTTGTATTTTCATCTTTGTATGATTCGGTATATCCACTTTATTTAATTGCATTAGTAAATAATTTCGTTTTAACAAGTTACTACTTTTTTTTATATTTTCCAAGAGTTTTATTTTAGAATCTGAATTATTTACAAAATCTATTAAATCCATAGCTGTAAAATCTTCATCTTCTGTGATTTGAGGAATATATTTTATCAAAGATTTCAAACCAGCTCCCATCACTCCATTGATGTTATCTGATTTATCCCCATCCAAGATTCTATATGTCAAAATATTTCTTGATGGTATTCCAAACTCCTCTAAAACTGCTTGTTTATTATATAATTTCTTTTTCGTAGGACTCCATACTTTTACTCTATCATCTACTAATTGTAAGAAGTCTTTATCTGTTGACATTAATATTACATCACTCTTTGGTAACAATTGTTGTGATATGTAAGCCATCGTGTCGTCTGCTTCAATCCCATCAACTGACACAAGTGTTAATGGTAATTGTTCCAAGTATTCAATCAACCTACCCATTTGTTGTCTCATTGATTGTTGTTCATCTTGAGGGGCTGTTCCCCAATCCACATTACGATTAAGTCTTCGTTTAACTTTACGAGTCCCCTTGTATTCTGGATATATTTTCTGTCTTCTTTTACTTCCACCCTTTCCGTCAAACACAATGATACATCTTGATGGTTTCAATATATCACAACTATATCTAACTGATTTCATAAAACCAACCATACCACCAATGTGTAATCCATCTTCATTTAACGCAGGATTAACTGCGAATGACCTGATAAATGTATTCAGGCCATCCACAATCAATACTCTGTCGTTTAGATGATTTACAGCTTTGTGTGTATCATCTTTTGTTTGTTCTAAAAAAGATATGTATTTTTCATTCAAGTCTTTTTTAGAGCTCATCCACTACCTCTTCAGTTTCAGTAACATCATCGATACCAAGTTCTTGTGAGTCATATTTCAGAATACAAGCTTCACAGATTTGTTGATAACAAAACTCTTTTAATTCAGAGTTTGTATTCATCAATTCCTCAAAGTCTTTCGATTGAAACTTATATTCTTTTATCACTTCACCAGTTTCTATATCAATGTGTGGTAGTGTATACCAAGAACCACCAACTTTACATATTTTATGTTCTTTCATTACTGTCAACCAACTACCATAGTTATCAATACCTTTGTCAAAATACAATGGAAACTCTGCAGTTCTCATTGGAGGCCCAAGTCGATTCTTAATCACTTGTCCTTTTATCTTTATACCAATGGTATTGTTTTTCTTGTCTTTGATTTGTCCAGCGTTTTTAAATCGAACACGAGTTGATGAATGAAATGGTAGAGCCTTACCACCTGAAGTAGTCCAAGGGTCACCAAACATAACACCTAACTTTTGTCTTAACTGATTTGTGAAAACCAATGCGACTTTTTGTCTAGCTATCATCTGAGTAATCTTCCTCATAGCTTTTGAGATAATGATAGCTTTGGCCGTAGCCCAACCATCTTTATCAAAGTCCGTATCCATCTCTTGTTTAGTGGATGCAGCTGCTAGTGAGTCAACAAGTATTGTTACCAACTTGTCTTTGTTTGATTCTCTGATTTTAGTGACAATTGTTTCAATAGTATCAAATATTTCTTCAACAGTTTCCAAGTGAACATATAACATTTTCTTAGTATCCACACCAATAGCTCTCAAAAACTCTTGAGATACTGCTGATTCTGTATCTATATAAACTGCTATACCATCTTTCTTTTGTGTTGAAGCCAATAGATGAGAACCTATGAGAGATTTACCACTACCTTCTAAACCATTTAATTCGGTGATTTTACCTACAGCGACTCCACCATTTGGTCTATTAGCAATAGCTAAATCCAACATTGTTGAACCAGTCGAAATGAAATCCGTGACATCTGTTGGGTTTACATCCTCTTCTAAAAAGTATGCAACCTTTTGATGTTTGAATTGTTTATTTAGTTCATCGGCAATTATTCCAGCCAATTCGTCTTTTTCTGACATATCGTTCTCCTATTATGATGTGGTTGTATCCGGTAGCATACTCGGGCGGTTTTATTCCCGTCTTCAACAACCACACACACTTAATTTATTGATTAACTGTTGAATAACTCGTCAAATGCATCTGACACATCTGCTGTAGACTTAGTTTCAGTTTTTTCTGCAACTTTTTCAGTTGTAGTTGTTTCTGTTGCATTAGCAGTTTCTGTGTCATCTGATGGATTAAGATAGTTCTGTAAAACTTCTTTCAACTCATCATAAGTTGGTTCATTGTAAAGTTCAGTTAAATCAGATTGATTATCAAAAATACTTTTTAACATCTCAGCATCTTCAGTAATTGGTGTCTGATTAGGTTTAACTCTTACAGTAGTTTTACCATACTGATTTCCAGCCTCTGCAGGAGTCTGTCTTTCAATACCGATATCTCTACCATTAGTAGCATCTGTGATGTCACCATAATCAGGATCAGCAATTACACCAAGTAATTCTTGATATACAGTTTTACCGAATCCCCAAAATTTAACACCTTCAGATTCTTTACC